AGGCTTCCTCGGCGGCACGGACCCGACGATCGGGCCGATCCAGCCGGGCGGGTTCGTGGCGCTCGGCGCCGGCCATGCCTCGGGCCTCGGGGTCGTCACCGGCGGCGCCGCAGACGTGCTGAGGATCGCCAACGCGGCAGGCGCCGCGGCGACCTACCAGATCGCGGTGCTGGCGCGGTCTGCGTGATGGGTGGTCGGAACGACATGGAGTCGCCGCTTGCGGCAGCGGTGGCCGATCTGCGGGCCGCGCGAGAAGCGCACCGGATGGCGTTCACCAACAGCTGGCCGTCGCTCGAGGACGTCTACCGGCTGAATGATCGAATCGTCGCGGCGCGCTTCGCCGTAAAGCGGGCGATCGGCCTGCCGGCGTGGGAGATCATCTCGAACGACGATCTACTGGCCCGCGCCGAGGCCTTGTCTTGAGCCAGTCGGCCGAATTGCAGCGGTACGTCGTCGAGGCGCTGAGGGCCTCGGCGGACGTGGCGGCGATCGCCGGCGCCAGGGTGCAGGCCGGGCAGGCGCCGGCGGCGTGGGAGCTGCCCTACGTGACCGTGCGGGTGGTCGACGCGATCGAGGCCGACGAGGAATGCATCCCGGGCGAGAACGTCGCCGTCGAGGTCCACGCCTGGAGCCGCGAGGAGACCGAGTGCCTGCGCCTGAGCGACGCCACCAAGGCGGCGCTGCACCGGACGTCGGCTGACCTGGGCACGTGGGCGCTGGTTGATCTCTGGTTCGTCAACGGGACCAACGTGGGCGACCCGGACGGGATCACCGAGCACCGCGTCGCCAGGTTCGAGGCGCTCGTCGAGCGGGCGGCCTAGCGAGGTGGGCAGCGGTCCGCAAGAAGGGCGGCCATCAGTGCTTCTTCCGGGCGCGACTGCTGCTGCCGGTACGGCTCGAGCATCACGTCGAGGCGCTCGACGGCATCCGGTGTAAGCGACCGCCGGAACAGGTTGATGGTCTCCGCGATGCTGGCGTGGTCAATGCGCTCCCGCGCCGCGGCGACGTAATCCTGGACGATCTTGCAATCCAACTCGCCCCAACGCTGGGCCGAGGCGGGTGCGGCGATGAGCGCCGCGAGAATGGCTGACCTGAGCATGAACGGGAAAGGTGGAGGCTGGGCCGTAATGGTTCAAGGCGTCCTTGAGCTTCGCAGGCAACTCAACCGCGCCAGGGTCAACGCCGAGCGCGAGGTCCGGGCCGCCGTCGAGCGGTCGGCCACCGAGATCGTGGCGGGCATGAACGCGCTGCGCCCGATCCCGGAGATCGAGGCCAAGTGGCGCTGGGGCGCCGCGCCGCGGGGCTCGCTGAGCGTCGCCTCGGCGGATGCCGGGGGGCTGACGGTCACCATCTACGCGACGGCGCGGACCAGCGAGTTCCCGCAAGGGTTCCCGGACGTGGCCCGCTGGTTCGAGTTCGGAACCGGGCCGCGGGTGCAGCGGACGACCGGCCGCTATACCGGCTTCATCCCGGCGCAGCCGTACTTCTGGCCGGTGTTCCGGTCGCATCGCCGTCGGGTCAGGGACCGGCTGCGCCGGGCGGTCAACAGAGCATTCGCCCAGGCGTCATCGGGCAAGTGAGGCCGCGGGCGCGGCCATCAGCGACAGGAGTGAAACATGGCGCGCGCTGAAACCGCGAAGTACGAGGAATTGGTCCTCGAGGTTGAGTTCGACCCGACGGGTGCGGCCGGCGTCTACTCGACCATCTGCGGGCTGACCGACGTCACGATCAGCCGGACCTCGAACGTCGACACCTCGGAGATCCCAGACTGCGACGACGAGAGCCTGCCGCTGGCGATCGAGCGGCAGGTCCGGAGCCAGGAGGTGACCGCCAACGGCTCCGGGGTCTGGGCGCTGGGGAGCCACCACAAGATGCTGTCCTGGTGGCGGGCGGGGACGACGCGCCTGTGCCGGCTGCGCAACGTCAAGGTGCAGACCGAGGGTGCGGCGGGCGCGATCTATGCCGAGTACGGCCCGGCGCTGCTGGTCAACCTCAACAACAGCCGCACCAAGGGCCAGAAGGTCACCGCCGAGATCGACCTGCAGTTCGACGGCGTGCCTGAAGTCCTGACGGTCGCCTGATGCATTCGATCACCCTGCCGTGGATCGGAGGCGAGCACGAGTTCGCGCTGAGGCTCGGCGAGCTCCGCGCGCTGCAGGACAAGACCGATGCCGGGCCGCTGGAGCTGATGCACCGCATCGTCGAGGGGCGGTGGCGGGTCGACGACCTGATCGAGACGCTGCGGCTGGGGCTGATCGGCGCCGGCATGGAGCGGGGCGAGGCCGGGCAGCTGGTGACGCGGCTGTTCGAGCGGCACCCGCTGACGGCGTTCGCGCTGCCGGCGCAGGCGGTCCTGATCGCCGCCCTGACCGGGCCGCCGGCGGAGGAGGACGAGCCGGGAAAGCCGGAGGGGGTGACGCCGGGCGCTGGGACTTCGGGCGCTGGTACGGTGCCGGTGCAGTGATGGGCTTCACCCCGCAAGAGGTGGACGGAATGGCGCTGTGGCAGTTCGCGGCGTGCGCCGACGGCTGGGCCGAGGCGCATGGCGGCCGCCGCGGCGCGCCGATGAGCGACGCGCGCGCGGCCGAGCTGGGGATTGAGGGCTTCGATGCCTGAGGAAGCCGGCCTCCGCGCCGAGGTAGGGATCACGCTTGGCAAGCTGACGCGCGAGCTCGCGCAGGCCGAGGCGCGGATGAACCGCACCGCCAAGCGGATCGAGGCGGACTTCAGGCGGACCGCGAGCCCGGCGGTCGCGCGCTCGTTCGAGCAGGTGAACCGGGCGACGATGGGCCTGACCGGATCGGGCGGGCTCAGGATGCTGTCGCTGCAGCTGAACCAGGTCGCGCAATCCGGCGCGGCGACGGGTCAGTGGGCGCGGTCGTTCAGCATTCAGGCGGCGGACATGCTGCTGGTGCTGGGGCCGATGGGCGCGGCGATCGGCGCCGTCGTCGCGGTGCTGACGCCGTTCATCACCGGCATGCTGTCGGCCGATGACGCGACGCAGAAGCTGGTCGACAGCCTGATCGGCGGGCAGGTCAGCCTCGACAGCGTCCGGGGCTCGATCGCGCAGCTGAGGGACCTGCAGGTCGCCTACACCGACGCGATCAACGCCAGCGCCGGGGCCAGCGCCTCGACGGCCGCGGCCATCGCGGCGAACAGCGCCCGCGAGTTCAACGCCCGCCGCGAGGTGCTGAAGGTTGAGCTCGAGCTGCTGCGCATCCGCGGGGCGACCTCGCGCGCCGACCTGGCGAACATGGAGGAAAGCCAGCGGTTCAGGATCACCAATCAGGCGATGTCGACGCCGGGCGGCCAGTACGGCGGGGTTCCGGACATGCTGCGCCCGTACCGCGAATACGTGAATGTCGGGCCGCAGTCGGTCGAGGACATTCTCGGGCCATTCGCGAACGACCGCGCCAACGAAGAGGCGCGGCTGGCGATGCGGAAGCTGCGCGCCGAGATCGAGCTGACGGAGCTGGCGGCCGAAGAAGCCGCCAAGGCGCTGAACGGCGAGTTCCTGGACGTCGGCGGCGGGGGTGGCGGCGCCGCCACGGCCGGAGGCGGAGGGGGCGGCGGCGGCGGCCGACGCGGCGGTGGCGGGGGCGGCAGCAACTCCACGCCGGCGTCCGAGGCAGTCAAGCAGGTCGGGAACGAAATCCAGCTGGTGGTCGAGCTGGCGGACCGGGCGCAGCAGAGCCTGAGCGACACCTTCGTCAGCATCCTGACCGGCGCCGAGTCGGCCCGGGAGGCAGTGGCGAAGCTGGCCGCCGAGTGGGCCAAGATGTTCCTGCAGCGGGGCATCGACGCGCTGCTCGGCCCCGCCTTCTCGGCGATCTTTCCGGGCACGGTCGCGGCGAGCGCGCGCGGCAACGTCATCTCCGCCGGGCGGGTGGTGCCGTTCGCCCGTGGTGGCGTCGTGGACCGCCCGACGGTGTTCCCGATGCGGAGCGGCGCCGGCCTGATGGGCGAGCGCGGGCCGGAGGCGATCCTGCCGCTGCGGCGGGGGGGCGATGGCAAGCTGGGCGTCGCCGGCGGCCGCGTGCGCGTCGACATCAGCCTGAACAACGCGATGCTGGAGGCGCGGACGACGACGACGGCGAAGGGCGTCGCGGTCGGGGTGCTGCGGCGGTACGACCGGGCGATGCCGCAGCGCGTGTCCGAGATCGCCAGGGACCCGCGGAAGCGCTAGATGCCGCTGACGTTCCCGCTGTCGACCGCGACCTTCGCGGACCTGCTGAGGCCGCTAGAATCGACCTTCGACCTGGTGCAGCCGAGCCAGGTCTCGGGGACCGGCGGCGGCGAGATCATCTCGGTCGCGAACGCCCCGGCCTACTGGACGGGCGCGATGACGACGGCGCTGCCGAAGGGGGCCGAGGCGCACCGGATGCGGGCGCTGTTCGACGTGCTGCGCCAGCCGGCGCGGCCGTTCCTGATGTACCTCAAGGGCAAGTTCGGACCGCAGAACGACCCGACCGGCTCGATCTGCGCGCACCGGAGCATGGTGATCGCGGCGCTTGAGACCAGCCGCCTGCGGATCGGGCCGGCGGCGGGGCAGCCGGCGCAGCGCGGCTTTCCGCCCGAGCTGCAGCTGCTGCCGGGCGACATGATCGGGTTTCGCTACGGGTCGAACCCGCTGCGCTACGCGCTGCACCGTGTCGCCCCGGCGGCGGCCTGGTACGGCACCGCCGGGAGCGGGCTGTCGGTCTGGATCGACGTCGAGCCGCCGATCCGGCCCGGCGCCGTCGTCGGCGCCGCGGTGGCGCTGGTCAAGGCGCCATGCAAGGCGCTGGCGGTTCCCGGGTCGATCTCGGGCGGAGAGAGCCGCTACGGCGGCGGGGCGTGGAGCCCGATCCAGTTCACCTGGAGGCAGACGCTCAGATGATCCCGGGCGCGTGGCAGACGTTCCTGGCGACGGCGACGGCGTGGCGGTCCTACGTCCTGGTCTGGTTCGAGGCCAAGGACCGGGACAACCCGGCCGTCCTGCACCCGCTCGGCCTCTGGTCCGGTGACGACCACCAGGAGATCTCGGTCGGGGGCGTGACGCGGCTTTACTACGGGGCGCAGGGCAACCTGGCGCTGCCGAACGGGATCACCTACCGCGCGGGGCTGGAGGTGCAGATGCTGGACGTCCTGATCGGCCCGCTGGCGCCGGAGGTCGAGCAGCTGCTCAGGGGCTACGAGCCGAAGCAGGCGCGGGCCGAGGTCCACGTCAAGCTCGACGACGTGGACGGCGTGCAGGTCGGGCCGGTCTGGCGGGCATGGCACGGCCGGGTCGACACCGTGAGCCTGTCGACCGAGGGCGGCTGGGGCGACGTGGAGACGGGGGCGCGGGTGACGATGGTGCCCTCGTCGCGGGACGGGACCAACGCCATCCCGGACACCAAGAGCGACGCGACCTACAAGCGTAACGCCGCGGACGGGATCGGCCGCTACATGGCGGTCGGCGGCACGGTCAGGACGCCGTGGGGCACCAAGGTGGACCGCGACCGATGACCCGCCTGCCCGACTGGCGCTCGCACCTGCACAGGTATCTGGCCGAGGCCGGGCGCCGCGAGTTCGCGTGGGGCACGTGGGACTGCACGCACTT